AGGGGTACTGTCTATGGTAATCAGAGCCGAAAGTTTACAACAAGCACAAATCGCAACGGATGAGCAAAAACCCAAGCGCAAGCGTAAATAGCTTTAACGGAAATTGGAATGACCGGACTTGCTTTGAATGGGAGATGGCTAACGGCATTACCCTTGAGAACCCAGGCTTTGTTCGGATGTATGAGGCAACCGCTAAAGCAATCGCAGAGATTATCCCTTTTACCAAATTTACCGATTTAGGCGGTGGCGTAGGAGCATACAGTAAAGCCATGAGAGACATCGGTAAAGAGGTACACTACTACGATGCTAACATACACCATCACGAATACGCAAGTGAGCGCAGAGCAGCGAACACCTATCATTATGGTGACTTCACCAAGATGAAAATAACCGGTGACTTGATTGCAATGATAGAAGTCGCTGAGCATATTGCTGACGAAAAATTGATACCATTTTTGACAAGGGTAGAATGCAACTACTTTCACTTTAGCAGCACGCCACTAACAAACAAAATGGATGCTGATTGGGGGCATATCAATATAAAGCAAGAAGCTGAGTGGATTGCTTTATTTGAGAGCTGCGGATTTAAGTTTTTGCAAAAAGTTCAATACCCTACATACTGGTCTTTGCTATTTACAAAATGAAGAAACACACTCTACTTTATATGACTCACTTTGGTTATGATATTAGCGATTTCATATCTTGCGAAATTTGTGGAGCAAGAGCAGTTGACATTAACCACATTGATGCAAGAGGAATGGGTGGAAGTAAGACAAAAGATACGATTCAAAACTTGATGGCAGTTTGCAGACCTTGTCACGTATTTTACGGAGATAAAAAAGAGCATAAAGAATATTTAAAACAAAAACATCAAGAGGCTTTAAACAAAGTAAGTACAAAGTAATGCGAGAGATAAAAGGCAGAAATGGTGGCACGCTTAAGGTACCCGAAAAAGGGGAAACAGCAAACCCAAACGGCAGACCTAAAAAGTTCACCACTGAACTTGCAGAGCATGGGTACAAGTTAAGCGAAGTAAACGACAGCATACAAGCAATTATGGCAATGAATGAAGTTGACATCAAGGAAGTACTCAAGAACGCAGATGCTACCATGCTTGAAAAGACTGTTGCTCGTGCGATAATCAAGTCATACGAAAAAGGCAGCCTTTACTCAATGGATACTTTGCTGAGTCGTGTATTTGGAAAACCAAAAGAAACTATTGACGCAAGCGTAGAAGCTAAAATAGTTAATGTAACTTTGAAATTAGATTAACCGCACAAGAGTACAAGATACCGCACAAGATTAAAGGGAAAATATATGGAAGACATCACATTTTTGGGTAGTGCCTGGTCAGATGACTACGGCATCAGCGTAGCAGTTAACTACGAGAAATTACAGCAAGCAATTGCAGACGGCAAGTTAGAGGTCAACAAATACGGAGATGTACGCATCCGAGTTCAGAAGTTGAAAGAGGCAAACAGCAAAAGCAAAGCGACGCACTATGTTGCCGTGCCGAAGCCAAAACCCGACAGCCCATTTTGAGAATCCTTTGTTTATTAGACGGAATATCGGGTGTGTCCTTTCATAGGTTGTACACGCCCTATGCCCGTTTACAACTTGACCATGATGTAGTAGTTGACATCTCGCAAGACAAAACAGAGTGGGCAGATTTGCCGTATGAAAAATACGATGTAGTTGTGTTTAATCGGTGGCTTGGACATTTGCAGTACAACATATTGCCGATACTTGCAGCTAAGAAAATCCCATTCATTTGCGATAATGACGATTATTGGGTAATCCCCCGATACAACCCGGCATATGAGTTTTACCGAGCCTACCTAAAAAACGGCGTAAAGGATGCTATCACTTACGCAGATGCTGTCAGCTGCACTACGCCACAACTTGCAGAGGTAATAAGACCGTTTAATCCAAACGTGTACATTTTGCCGAATGCTCTTGACCCTGCACAACCGCAGTGGAAAGTTACTCAGGCAGTACGTTCGCATAAGCCGACAATAGGTTGGGTTGGTGGTATATCGCACCTGGAAGATATCAAGTTGTTGAGCGGACAAATCAAACGGATATGCGAAAAGTACGGGTATCGTTTCTTGATGTGTGGATATCACAGCAACTCTAAAATATGGAGAGAAATGGAATATGCCATCACCGGTGAATCGCCTATTAACAGACCGCATTGGTTTGAGGTCAGAGAAGGCACGAGAGCGGACATATACGGCACTTACTATTCAGAGATAGACATTGTACTTGCACCATTGACAAAAACCAAATTTAACCGCTATAAAAGCGAATTGAAGATAGTTGAGGCGGCTGCATATTCTCTGCCGATAGTCGTGAGCAAAGTTGAACCCTACACAAACCACGGTAACAATTTAGGGGTGTTTTTTGTTACGGACAACGATTGGGTAACCCCGTTAAAACAGCTGATAGAAAGCGACAAGAGCAGTCAAGTCGGTGCCGTCAACGCTGCCTATTGTGACGTAAACCACAACATACAGGTAATTAACCACGATAGGATGGAGATGCTTCGTAAAGTTATAGGTTAATAATTGAGATAAAAAAGTAAACTTATAGGTTAACAAATGCAGATAAATTACACCCGACCAAAGTTAACAAGCTATCAAACCGCAATACTTGATTCACCTGCAAGGTATACGGTTACGGCTGCGTCAACTAAAACGGGTAAGACTGCAAGTCATATCATTTGGCTATTTGAACAGGCATTGTTACTAAAGCCGAATCAAGCAGTATGGTGGGTAGCACCGGTATACCAACAAGCGGAGATAGCATTCCGAAGAATGAAGAACCAGGTAAACATACCTAACTTTTTTCACACGAACGAAAGCAAACTTGTCCTTACCACACCCATCGGCTCAAGGATTGAATTTAAGTCAGCGGAAAAACCCGACAACTTATACGGGGATGACGTATACGCTGCAGTGTTTGACGAGGCATCACGTGCAAGAGAGGAATCGTGGTACGCACTACGTTCTACCCTAACCGCAACGCAAGGCAAATGCAAATTGATTGGAAACGTCAAGGGTAAAAAGAATTGGTTTTACAAGATTGGTGAACGGGCGAAGAGTGGTGACCCTAACATGGAGTACTTTAAGATTACCGCTTACGATGCAGTTAAAGAAGGTATAATTCAAGCAGAGGAAGTTGAGCAAGCAAAGCGTGACTTACCGTCACACGTTTTCAACGAGCTATATTTGGCAGAGCCTGCAGATGACAATAGCAACCCTTTCGGGTACGATAACATCCAAAAGTGTATAATACCATCCCTATCGGGTGTACCTGTGGCTTACGGCATAGATTTAGCCAAGTACACAGATTGGACAGTCATAGTTGGATTGAATGAACAAGGGCAAGTGTGCCACTTTGATAGATTCCAAAAAGATTGGAGTCAGACTTTGTCGCATATAATTGCTACAATTGCGACAACACCGGCATATGTGGATAGCACGGGCGTTGGTGATCCTATCGTGGAGCAGCTGCAAAAAAAGCACCCACGAATTAAAGGGTTTAAGTTCACATCCCAAAGTAAACAGCAACTTATAGAGGGTTTAGTGGTAGCAGTTCAGCAGCAACAAATAGGATTCCCGAGCGGTATAATTGCAGACGAAATGCATAACTTTGAGTACGAATACACGCGAACGGGAGTACGCTACACAGCACCTTCAGGATTGCACGATGACGCAGTAATGGGGTTAGCACTTGCATGGGATTGTAAACAGCACAACAAGAAAGGAGTATTTTTTTACGGATGAAAACAACTTTAGAATTTACAGCAGAAGAACAAGAAGAATTAAAAATGTGCCTTAACGGGTGGCGTTATCATTGCGTTATTTGGGATTTACAACAATTCATAAGAACCCAAATGAAGCACGGGGATTTGTCAGACATTCAGTATGTATGTTATGAAACAATCCGAACTAAGTTGTATGACTTAATCGAAACTAATGAAGCACGAGTAGAATGACACCTGAACAAAGAGCCTTATCGATAGTCAACACCTACCGCATGATATTGATGGATGCGGACACGGAGTGTGGAAATGAAATCCTATGCACGTCTATAGCCATTAAAAACGCTTTAATTGCTATTAACCAAATGATATTAATGATTGATGGGTTGCCGTTAGATGAACACGTTATAGATTTATTTGATTATTTACAAAAAGTAAAAAACGAACTAAGAAAGCTATGAATTGGAAAGATATAACCATTGACAAAATACAGCGTATTGAGGAACTCAACGAAGAAAACCCCATCCGCAAGGTGGCGTACACGATTGCAATAATTAAGGGCGTAACTTTAGAAGAGGTTAACACCTGGACTATTGACGAACTGCGAGCAGTTGACTTGTCGTTTTTAAACGAGATACCTAAGACAAAGCTAAAGTTTAAATTTAAGCACAACGGCAGACGTTTCCGCCT